GTGTGCTCCTACTTTACTGCTACAATACGCAAAGAAACTTGGATTGAAAAAGGCACCAATTATTGAATTCTACCTGGACAACAAATCAGAAGTAAGAACAGAGATAGCACTCAACACAGGAATTGATGTAAAGATCGTTAAACGAGTAATCAACGCATTGTTTGCGGGTGCTCGAACTGATGGCTCCATTGCTAATGAGATCAATAACAAAGAACAACTCAAAAAGTTTAAGTCTAACGAGTTCGTTAAATCACTTATAAAAGACATTGCTAAGATGTGGAACCAAATCAAACCGAGTATTGGTCAGAGATACAACAGCAAGACAGGTGGACTCGAAAAGAGATTATCACCGGGAACTAAGTGGTCTGTTTACTTTAAACTAGAGAGAGAAGTACTTGATGTAGTTAGAGACTATCTTTGCGAGTCCAATAACGACTGTGTGCTTGAACATGATGGATGGACTACAACTAACCGAATAAATGTCGGCGAGTTAACTGCGATGATTGAATCAAAGACTGGGTATCAAATCAAACTGAGTGAAGTAGAACTAAAAGACATAGTTCTCATTCCATGGATGATTTAAGTGTTCGCCTTAATGATGCTCACACCCCACTCGCCCCCTATTGTGCTACTTCTTTTTCAATCAGACTTGAGACTTAAATACTTAACTATGAACCTAAATTCAAATCTATTTCCTGAATACTTGATTGATTTTGACCACCCTAAATTCCCTATAGTCTTACAGAACTGGTTATACGGAGTAATGGATGAACTTACAGACATGAGTGATACCCCGCTCATTACATACACTGAGTCGCTTGCATTTGAACTTTACATAAAACCGCTGTATCCAGACCCAACTCGTAAAATCGCTAAGATGATACGTAATTCGGTGATTTATTTGAAAAGAACTCGATTTAACGACATTCTTATTGGAGTTCCAAGCACTCGTATAAGTGCCAAGAAATTGCGTGACGAAATCGCTCACTTTTTAACAAAAAGACGCGAGAAAAGTTACGAAATCCACACATTATCGTCACATTCGTTCACTTATTTGGCTGATAATTTCGCAGGTACCAGCTCAACTAACTGCTTGGATGAGCAAATACCCAACCTGCATTTAATACACATTTCGTATTTAGGACCTAAACTAAGTATTAACTTGGAAGAAGAATAACACATGACTTACGACGAAATCAGACAACGGATTGAAGAGTTTAACTCAAAAGAAATCGTAGTTAAACACTCTCTTTACAGAATGGTCAGGGTAAATCATACAGGGCATAGAGTGCCTTCAAAATTATCAACGAAAATTTACTTGTTCAATTACATAGTACCAGAAGAAGGTAATGGTTCGCCATCAATTAAGTAAGTAACAAAAATGCTCAGAATAGTTGATTGAATAAATACTTTATAATAGAATACACACTATGTTTATAACGGCAATACTAACTTTCATCAAGACTCCAATTTTTAAATACCTTTTACTGATTATGGTAGTGCTAGGTCTATTTTGGACTACTTATGTGAATGGTGTTCAGTCAGGTAAACAGCAAATACAGGCAAAATGGGACGCAGATGCTATTGCTAAAGATGAATCTCTTAAGCGAGCAATAGCTGAATTACATTTAGCTCAGGCAAAAACAAATGTCATTGTAGAGACAAAATACATAGATCGCATTAAAACAGTTCAGATTAAAGGAGACACAATTGTCAAATACATACCGCAAATCATTACACCTAAGGATGATGCTGCTTGTTTGCTGCCTAACAATTATGAGTGGATGCTCGACACCGCCGCAGATCCAAACAGCAATACACCCTTACCCTCTACCTCCGGCGTCACTAATGGAACCAGCCCGACCATTACTCTCAGTGAAGCAAGCAAATCAGTCATCGACAACTACACCATCTGCAACCAAAACTCAGCCCAACTAACTGCGTTACAAGAATGGGTTACCCTTCAAAATCAAAACACAAAATAAAATGGCAAAACTTTTATCAGAATACTACGACACAAAGCAACCCACATCTTACAGAATAACATCATTCTACCAAGAGGTAGTCCAGGCTTACCATTTACGATCAATCAAAATCACTGATCAAGAGGAAAGTCGGACAGTTCACGATGATCAATACGATACAACACGTTACTCGATCTCAACTCCAACTAGTTATCCTCAATTCATCAAGGCTAAAACGGTTAGGTTAGTCAATTTAACTATTCCAGAAGATAAGACACAACAATTGTTTGACGATTTAATGGAAGCACGATCATTTAAGAGATTCCTACGCCAGCGTCCAGACCTACAATGCGAGATGGAAAAATGGAAGACATGGAACGCACTAAATAAATGAATGCGGCACAGACAAGATTCTTGGATAGCCAAACAATGGCGACCATTAGCAGCAATAACTTATTTGCTGATCAACATCTGTGACTTTATTGCCTTTCCCATCGCAAACGGAATTTTTTACTACATCATACAACAACCAGCCGTCCCGTGGACACCACTTACACTGCAAGGTGCTGGAATGCTACACATCAGTTTCGGTGCCATACTTGGTGTAACAGCATGGGGTAGGACAAAAGAGAAGGTCTTAAGTATAAATACTCCTATACAAAATCTGACAGACAAAGAGAAATAAATCATGTGACGTGATTTAGGAAACGCCCACATAATGTGGGCTTTCCTTTGAGTGTATAAATACAACTGACAATGTTACTCAAAATAATACTTGATTGCGAAGATCAATTTCACCATGGACACTGTGCTCATGGCCACCCTACCAATTCACCTGAACACGAAAAGTGTATGGTCAGGAATGCGGGGAATTGCCCTTGGCTACTCACACACCCAGGGCAAGCATTCGATCCAGAAGAACTAGACGAGCTTCCTGATGATACATGGAACAATTAACTAGATTAAGGTGTTAATAAATGTGTTTACACAACGTCTCCCGTATCCTTAAAGCCATTGACGCCAATCTCAATGGCTTTTTCACGACTAAATTCTGAACATAAATAAGTTTACTACCAAAAGGTAGGCAAGTTACTCGTGACTACACACACGAGGACTCTAATTTATGGAGAACCAAAATGAAAGAAGTTGATTATGAACACGTATCTTCGATGTTTAATCTACCACCCGCAATCACTGCACAAGCTAATGACGAGCTTGTTGAAATAATCAAACAGTCACCAAAACCAAAAGAATTATCCCCGCTCGACATGCTTATTTCACCAGAAGATGTGTCTGCTATTTTAAGTGAAAACGAGGGAGCATAAAAATGGCAATTGAACATCAGTGGAAGCCAGGTCAAACACCTTATGCCACTTTCCTTTCCAATTTAAAGAATAACGACCCTGCGGGTTACGAGAGACATCTACTTGAACGTAAACAACGCAAGATGATTAAGAATGCTATGCGTGAAGTAGTCAATGCTCAACAAGCACAGTGGATAACACTTTTCCACAACGGAGCATTGAAGTTATTGGACAAAGCTGTTGAGAACGGTGACGCTCAAGCATACGGTGTCTTATACGACCGTATCATTGGCAAACCTACAGAAACAATCAACACTGAAACAGACCTGGTCTTGCCATGGAATGATGATGTAGCACCAACTACTACAAACGACGACGACGACGACGACGAAGATGCCGCTAAGTAAGCCACAACAGGTAATCAGTAACTCTAAGACGAGATTTCGTGTAGTCGTTGCTGGCAGAAGGTTTGGAAAAACTTTCCTGGCCATGCACGAGATAGCTAAGATAGCACGTTATCCAAACAAGAACGTTTATTGTATCTACCCAACGTATAAGCAGGCAAAGAAGGTGCTATGGAAACCACTTAGAAAGAAGATGGTTTTAATCAACTGGGCTGCAAAAGTAAATGAATCTGAACTTACAATTGAGTTAAAGAACGGGACACTAATCACATTAGTTGGTGCTGACAACTTTGACTCATTACGAGGGGTTGGTCTTGATGCTGCTATCCTTGACGAGTTTCAGTTACTTGACAAAGAAGCATGGTTGGAAGTTATACGCCCAGCATTATCAGATAGGCAAGGGTCAGCTCTATTCATTGGAACACCCAATGGTGTAGGCTCATTTGCTCATGAGTTATACAACAAAGCAAAAGATCCACAGGAGAAGAACTGGCAGGCGTTTACCTATACAACTATTCAAGGTGGAAATGTACCACAGGAAGAAATTGATCAAGCCAGACAAGACTTAGATGAGAGAACATTTCGTGCTGAATACGAAGCAAGTTTTGAAACTTTCTCCAATGCTTGCTACTATGCATTCAGTCGTGACGAGAATGGTTCACTTAAAGCATTCACTAACCCTATACCACGGCAGATACACATTGGGATGGACTTTAATAGAACACCACTCACGGCTGCGATCTTTGATGTCTCCAACGATGTTATACACCAGTTTGACGAGATCAGTATGAATTCATCCAACACTGACGAGATGGTTGAGGAAATACGCAATCGCTACCCAACACAACGAATAGTAGTCTATCCTGACCCATCTGGTAAGAGACAACAAACCTCGTCTGGTGGACGATCTGATCATACAATCCTTACTAATGCTGGTTTTGTAGTTAAAGCACCAAACAGACATAACCCAGTGCGTGATGGTATCAACGCAGTTAACTCTAAACTAAAGAGCGCTACTGGTAAGCGGACACTATTCATTGATCCTAAATGTAAAAAGACAATTGATTCAATGGAGAAGTATTCATACAAAGAAGGGACACAAATCCCAGATAAAGACGCGGGAGCTGATCACTTTGCTGATGCTGTGCGTTATGCAGTAGATTACCTATTCCCAATCAAGAGAGACTACACACCAGAGCAACTTGAACCACAACGATTTGGTCATTCAATTCGCTAACCACTAAATAACTAATACAGGAACTATACCTATGTCAGACTTATCACTATTCGAGCAAGTAATTTCGTCCAACTCAATCTATCAACAAAACGAAGCACGATGGAGGTTTTTGCTGGAGAGTTACGTTGGCGGTGAACTATACCGTAAAGGCAACCACTTAACTCGTTACCAACTTGAAACTGATGCTGAATACAATGCTCGTTTACAAGCAACACCATTGGACAATCAATGTGCTGGCATTATCTCTACATACACCTCATTCTTATTCCGTGAATGTCCAGATCGTAAATACGGTAGCATTGCTGCACTGCCAGAATTAGTAGACTTTTTAGATGATGCTGACCTTGAAGGACGAGATCTTGATTCGTTTATGAAAGAAGTGTCCATCTGGTCTGGTGTATTTGGGCATTGCTGGGTTATGGTTAGTAAGCCAAACATTGGTGCAGTTACAAAAGCAGACGAAATAGCACAAGGTGTTCGCCCGTATGTTTCTATTATTACTCCGCTGACTGTTATTGACTGGCATTGGAGTCGAAACGCAATGGGACGTTATGAGTTGGACTACTTGAAGTATGTTGAAGAAATTAACGGTAACATTCAAGTTATCAAAGAATGGACCAACCAAGCAATCACTACATCAACAGTAGATTTAACAGAGAAGTTAGTGTTATCACAAATCGTTGAAGTAAACGGCTTGGGTAAGATTCCAGCAGTTATCTCTTACAACCAGCGCGGGCATGTTCGAGGAATTGGTGTATCTGCTATTAACGACATCGCAGACCAACAACGCTACATTTACAATGTTCAGTCAGAAATTGAACAATCAATGCGGATGGATAGCCACCCATCACTTGTAAAGACACCAGACACGCAAGCTGGTATTGGCCCTGGTTCAGTTATTCTTATGCCTGATAACATAGACCCAGCACTAAAGCCTTATGTTATTCAATTTGCAGGTGGTGACATTGCTAATTTCCACGCAAGCATTGAACATAGCATTAGTGCCATTGAGCGTATTGCTAACATTGGATCTGTCCGTGCTACTCAAGCGACTGTTATGTCTGGTGTAGCGATGGAAACAGAGTTTACCTTGCTTAACGCTAAACTATCTGAGATGGCAGACAACTTAGAGCTAACTGAAGAACAAATTTGGAGACTATTCAGTGATTATCAAATGCAACCATTTGATGTTGAAGTTGAATACCCAGGCAGCTTTGCTATCCACGATACAAGTCGTGAAATAAATGACTTGAAGACTGCTTCAACATGCGGCTCTACTGATCCACGTGTCATTGCTGCTATTGATGCTAAACTTTTAGACTGGTTTGACCTTGATGACGATGAATTGGCTGCGATAACAGACAAAACATTGCTTAATCCAGAGGCAACCGTAGAAGAAGGAGAGATTCCATCAACAGAAACACCAGTAAATCTACCAATTCAGAATGTTCTGAATCCAATAGCATAAATAATAATACTTACAAATAAGGATTACAGCCACAATGACTCAAAATTCGTTGGATACAGAAGTAACTGAGGCTTCAACAAACAATGCTCAGGAAGGAAAAGCAGTAACTAAGACTTACACTCAAGAAGAGTTTGATCGTCACATGGCAGGACTTAAGCAGTCAATGGCCAAGAAATACGAAAAGACTTATGGTGAGATAGACGTTGAAGAATACAAAACGCTAAAACAAAAAGCAGACGAGGCTAAACAGGCTGAAGCTCTTAGGCGTGGAGAGTTTGACAAGGTTATGCAAGAATTAGCTGCTAAGAAAGACAGTGAGATTCAAAAGAGAGATCGCGTCATTTCGGAATACAAGATTAATACCCCATTGGTTAGTGCTGCTGCCCAGCTAAAGAGCGTTAACACAGACCAGGTAAGAATGTTGTTACAACCAAATGTTCGTCTCAATGCAGATGGTGAAGTTGAAATCGTAGACGCTAAAGGCACTACACGATACAACGACAAAGGGGTAGCGTTTACTGTTGAGGACTTAGTAAAAGAGTTTTTAACAGCAAATCCGCACTTTGTATCACCAACGCCGGCAACGACTAATACTCAAAGCTCGCTTTCTGCTAACGGACCTGGCCAAATCGACCTTAATAGTCTTGACATGTCCAATCCTGCGCATCGGAAAATCTATGCTGAAGCGAAAGCTAAAGCAAAAGGGTAAATAATTGGCATAGGGTCAATTACAAACCCTCTTGAAAAACCATTTAACTTTATAGGAATTAATCATGGCTAACACATCCGCACTTAACAGCGAATTATTCGTTAATTTGCTTACCGCAGCTCAGTTTGCTGCTTACGAAACATCTATTGCTCGTCAATTGACGACAGTATTTGACCAACCAATGGGTACTGGTAAAACTGTTCAAATCCCAGTATGGGCAGGTATTTCTGCTCAAGTTATTACTGATGAATCCGCTGCTACTTCCGCTGATACAAACACGACTTCTGTTGCTGTTACGTTGGCTGAAATCGTTAGCGCACATACAGTAACTGACATGTTGCGTGACTCCACTAACAACGTTCTTGGCCAATTAGGTGACCAAGCAGGCCGTGCTATTGCTGAAGCAATGGACAGCCAAGTGTTTGATTTGTTCAGCGGTTTTGCTGAAGCAGGTCCTGGTGCTGCTGGTACGTTAACTGTTGCACACATCATGAAAGCTGCTGCAAAATTGCGTCAAGCAAAATTAACTGGCCCATTCTTCTGTGTGTTGAACCCAGGTCAAGCATTGGCAGTTAAGAAAGAGCTAGCTTCTGTTGGTGGCACTGCTATCCCAGCATTGAGCAATGTAGGTAACTCTGTATTGTCCGCTGGTTACATCGGCCAAGTTTCTGGTGTTGCTGTTTACGAAAGCGGCTTAGTTGCTGTTGACGTTAATGCTGACTCAGTTGGTGCTGTATTTGCTCCATCCGCTATCGCTACTACAATGCGTGGTACTGTTACAATGGAAGCACAACGTCAAGCTAAAGCTCGCGCTACTGACTTGGTGTTGACCGCTAACGCAGGCGCTGGCATTTTACACGCTACTTACGGTGTCAAATTGACATCGGACGCTACGCTTTAATCAATAGTAGAATAAGATGGCATTTATAAAATCAAACGGTAAACTCATAAGTTTTGCGACTGCTGACGACCTTATGGCTCGTGACCAGCGGTTGTTCGAAACAAATGAGTCACTGACAGAGGATGTCATCTTAGCTCACTTGCAAAGAGCAACAGCACGGATTTTATCTAAGCTACGAAGCAGCGACTGGTGGAAGAGTTACTACATAAAAAATAGTACCACTTCCATTGCCGAAGTTGACATACCACAGCTAGACGGAAACAGAATCGTAGATCGCTTAGACGAGTTTAACTCGTTATGCATTTACGTAGGAATGGCAGAGTTTATACTACCACAAGTCGCAGACTTCGGTAGTGAAGACAATGCCGAGTTTCGTAAGATGGCTCACTACACTACTCAATCTGAGAAAATGTATAATGAGATCATCGCAGCAGGTGACTGGTATGACTTTGACGGCACAGGCGTTGTGACAACTAAAGAGAAAGATCCGGGCATGTATAACTTAAAGCGGGTGCGCTAAAATGATTAGAGATGATCTGTTATCGTACTTGACGAGTAATTCGTTAGGATCATTTGGATTGTCGGTAGAACTTCCATTCAGTAATTCTGGTATACCATTATACCAGAAGAACCCAAAGAAGGTATACGTAGACAACGACCAGGTTACTGTGGAGCCAGCGTTAGAGACAATGGCAAAGACGTATTATAGGACAATTACTATTGTTCCAGTGTATTTTACTTCAGACGCTAAACAAGCGGCAAGTGATTATGCTTCAGTAGTGAGTATAGTAAGCAACTTTATAAAAGGAGCATTGTTTACAAGCTACACGTCTACATCGTCTGCACTAACCACAGAGTTTTTAAATGATTTGCTGGTAACGAAGATCGAGCTATCGTTCACAAAATTTAACACATAAGGAAAAACATCATGGCAGAATTTATTATTGCCCCAGGGCAAACAGGTACGTTAACCGATACCTCACCAGCAGTTATTACATTAACTGTGGCTGGTAAAACAGGACCGCTAGTAATTGCTTCGCTACAAGAC